CTTCATTAGTAATATCTAAATATGTTGTTGCCATTATTTTTTATGTTTTTTTTGTATTTCAAAGTTTGCTGACATACTTGCTCCTTTATGAGGAACAAACTTGCCTGAATGTTTCATAAGCTTATAAGATTTACCAGCTTTCATCCAGTGATAACCTTTAGGCGCTTTAACTCGCATTACTTTTCACCTTCTATCTTCATGGTATTATAACCAGCTTTACTTTTACAAGCTGATTCCATATCATAAATAGAAGCATAACCGCCTTTATTATATTTCATTCTTTTTTTGTCTGACATACCACCGTACATGTAAGCCATTCTTTTTTTATGTTTCATAATTTCTCCTTATATAAAATGGAAGGCTCCGAAGAGCCTCCCGAATATCATTAGTCTACAACGTAGAAAGCTGATACTAGTGCTTTTGGTCTTAGAACTTTTGCTCCATAGACATGCAACCCTCTAACAATATCACCAAATGAACTTGGGTCTCTCATGACCTCAGTTGAAGTGATTGTTTGAGCTGTTGAAGCTGAAGACATGTGTCCACAAAGAACTTTACCAGTAGCATTTGAAGTTGCAGCAACATTGTTTGATTTATACATGTTGAAGCCTCTTAACTTACCACTTGATACTAGTCCATTTCTAATTGAACCTTGTCCAGCATTAAAGTCTACTGAAAGCAGTTTTGAACCAGACTGTGCTAACTCTTCATAAAATGAAGGAGGAGCAACAAACCATCTACCTTCTTCAGGTACATTTTGGTCGTCTAGTAATCTTGCCATTCTAGCCATTAAATCAATAGCATCTACACCAGCACTGTCAGAACCTAATAGGTCAACAGAATTAGTTGCGTGTGTCATTGATGAATCTGCAGTAGCACTATCTGAACCAATAATATGGTCAGGTGAACTAGCAGAACAACCTGCAAACAATTTAGCCATAACACCTGCATCGAATGCATCTCTTAGGGCATAAGCAGCAGATGAAGTAGCTACTTCTTTAAAGTTTACGTGTGACATTTGACTCTCAATATCATCTACGATGAATTTGAAAGCATTAGCAGTATCAACAATTAATGTTGTTTCTGCATCGGTTAGTGCTGTTTTAGTTACATCAGCACCTCTTTCGTATTGATACACTGTAATTTCTGGTTCGTTAATTATCTTAACAGTATCTCCAAATCCTGAAATCTCACCTGCGTAGTCTGTGTTTGTTATTGCTTCGACAACAGAGGCTTTCCTAAAAAAGTTTAAAACCTTCTTGGAATAAATTTCAGGCAGAAAGGCATTGTTAGACATATTTGAGCCAGAACTTTGTGCAAAATTTTGGTCGCTTACGTTAAAAGCCATTTTATTTTCTCCTTAAAATAAAAGTAATTTATCTTTGAATTCTTCCTTCAAACATGGCTTGACTAATATCTTTTTCATACTTATCAAATTCATCCATACTCATAGAAGAAATCTCCTTTGTAGTCCAAACTTTCTCTTGCTTAGGTTCAACACTTGTTGTTTTGGTTGAAACCATATCAGCAGCAGAAGTATTGGATTTTTTAGAATTTGACTTCTTTGGTTTAGAATCTATACCAATATCTCTTTTAAATAAATCAATAGCTCTTGAAGCTAGGTCAGCATCATCAGCATTTTCGTATACCCAATTTTGGATAGACTTTGGCTGAGACTTAGCCCAGTCGTGAAAGTCATCACTGTTTCTGATATCTTCAAAATCAGGATGTCTGTCATTCAATCGCTTTTCAGCATCTTTACGAACAAGTTCTTTTTCTCGTTGTTGGAGAGCTTCTAATCTTTCTTCTAAGACTTTAGATTTCTCTGAAGCCTGAAGATGTGAAACTGTTTCAACAACTTCATAAACATCTGGATATTCTTTCTTAAAGTTTTCAAGTTCTTCTTGAGATTTAGGAGCTTTATAGCTTTGTCTATTTTTCGTAGCTTCTTCTAACAGCTCTTGTTCTCTAGACTTAAATTCATTAAGTTTAGTATCATAATGTTTCTTTAAATCATCGTATCGCTTTTTGTAGTTTGGTCGCTTATAAGGTTGGTCTTTAGGACTTTCCTCAGCAGCTTCTTGGTCTACAGGTTGCTCTACGTCATCATTTGGTTTTACTTTAGACGGGTCATTAAAAAACATCCCATCAGCACCCTCAAATGCTTTATCTTCTTCGTTACTATGCCATGATTTTTTTTCGTTATAAGGATTGGCATTATCCTCTTTTACTTCAGTAGTCATATTCTTTCTCCTACTCAGGGCTTCGTTTAAAGGTAGCTGCGTGTGTCGACTGTGCAGTGCTTTACTTAAAAAGGTAGCCTTTCGGTTAATATAATGATAAGGTGCTTATAATAAGGTAGCCTTATCTCCTGTTTAGCTTACGGGTGAAGGTTTACCTGTCATCATTTTACGAGTTCGTATTTCTTCGACTAACTCTTCTTCCTCTTGCTGTGAAGCTTGAGGTCCTAAAGTTTCTCGTTGCACACGAATCTCTTGTTTAACAGGGTCTGGTTGAGTTGGTTCAACTACAAAAGTTTCACCTTCTTCCAGTACTTCTCCTCCATAAACTAACTGTTGTCTTTCATCTGCCTTAGCTTCGGCTTCTTTCATCATTGACATTAAATTGTCAGCTCCGATTTCTTCCACAGCTTTGGCAGTGAAGACAAATTCTCCGTCAGATAACCTTGCGGGTATACTGTCAGAGACTCCTGAACCCGGACCTTCAACAGGACCAGCTCCAGCAAATTCTTGAGCAACATCTACAACCTTGTCAAATAACAAAGCTAATTGCTCATCTTGTTCTAGTTTTTCTTGAAGCATATCTTCTTCTTCTTCAGATAAAGCTTCGTCTAATATAAAATCTAAATAGTCTTCTTCCATTTCCTCGTCAGAGACCATTGTTTGTTCTTGTTGTGGTTTCATTAAAATAGCCATTTGACTATCTACATCACCACCTTCTTGGAAAACACCACGACCTTTCAATATATCGGCTTGAGTAATTTTACCGTCTTTGTTTAAGTCTGGAAATTTAGCCATTATTTATCCTTTGCTTTTCCTATATTAAGGGCAAACCAATCTATAATTTTATAAGCTTTGCTTACCAGTTTATCGTCATGTGGTGTAGGTGTTAAAGCAGCTATCATTGAACAGATTGAAACTATCCAAGGTACTACTCCTACTATTTTTAGTATTGTATCTAATAAATCTAACATTTAATTTTCCTCTTCTTTTCTATTTAAAGCCTCTTCAACTTGAAGGGGCAATTGCTCTAGCCGTACCAGAGAATTCACTTTCCCCTGCAACCGGCACATTTCCGATTCCGATGTTGCCACCACCAGTCCCTGTAGGTCCAAGGTCTTGAGGTTTTGCAGGTGTTCCATTAAGGCCTCCCATAGGGCCTTGTCCTTCACTAGTAAGTTCAGCTTCCGAGCCAACATTTTGTCCAACATTTTGCATTCCTATTATTTGTGCCATCATAGCTGCTTCTTCAGGGTCGTTCAGAATTTCATCTGGGTCTAAATCCAAGCTATAGGCAAGTTCACTAACCAATTTAGAAATCTTAACAAAAGGAGCAATAGCTGGACTTTGTGCAGTTTGTAAGAACATAGTAAGTCTTTGACTTCTAACTTCTTTCTGCATCAAGCTATTAGTACCTGTTGCTTTAACTTCTAAATCACCTTTCACATCTAGAGAGCCTTCAAAGAACTGCATGTTCCATTGAAAAAAAGCTTCTCCAAGTGGTCTTAATAAAAAATCATCTAAGTTTTTAACGACTGTTTTAATATTTAAACTGGAAGCACCTAGTAACATTGACATACCAGAGGCAGTCCTTGTCATACTTTGTACACCAGTTTGACCATGTGAATATGATGGTATGCCGGTCTGTTCGTCAGCAAGTTGTCTAAACTTATCGAACATCATCATATTCTCTGGAGCAGTATTTGGAAACTTTAAACCATGAATGGCTTGACCCGGCATTCCAGCTTGTCGCCTAAATATTTTACCCGGATATATTTCCATAGACTGCCCACCAACTAAAGCTGATTCATCTACATCAAAGACGAGAGAACCAGCCATCGCTAGATTATCAACAGCCATTCGAGCATGACCATTCATAATCTGTTGAGAATCATCCATGTTTTCTGCTACTCCAATACCAAAGAAATTATATGGATTTCTTTCGTAAGGGAAAGCATGATAAGGTATTCTGTATGGAGTAAATGGGTTTATCACAGCTCTTAAGAGTTGATTACCACAAATCCATGCATTAATTTGCACCTCATCTAAATCATCTATACTATCATCTAACTCAATACCAACTTCTCTGGCATACTCGGCATCCATAATACCCCAGTATTCCATGACTTCAAAGTTAGTTTGGTAGTCATCTTGTCTAGCATCATCTTTTAATTGACTTTCAAAATCTTTTTCTTCGTAGTTAGGCCCTTCGACTAAACAGGCTCTAATAGCATCCTTATCAAAATAAGGCATGTTACGAAGTTGTCTTAATTGTGATTTGTTCATTTTATGTCTATGAACAATATATTCACATTCTTCTATACTAGTAGCTGAAGGGTCTGGATAAAAATCCCAACAACTAACAAATTCTATTCTTGGTACTCTAACTTCTAAAGGATTATAAGTTCTTTCACCCTCATCTGACATGTCCCATTTGTTGAGTTTCTTATTAAAGTTAAAAGGACCTTTAACGATACCGGTACCTAATAAAGCAGATTCTAATAAAGAACTTCTTATTTCTGATGAACCTTTAGATTCATCTATTTGGTCATGGATAAGTTTTTCCATTCTTCTCGCAGCTTTTTGAGCTGGTGAGATTTCTAAAACTTGTGGGTTTGGATTATAACCTTCAACTAAGTTATCTTCTACTTGGTCTTCTAAAGACTCGCTGAACATACCTTTACCAAAAGTAGCTCCAGCTTTTAAAACTTTCCCATCACCTTCATAACCAACATCATAAGGGTTATCTATTCTATTCCCAATATCATCAGGGATAGAAGTTTCAAGACCAACGGAAGGATTATTAATATCTAGATGAGCCGCACCTAGTTCACCTTCTGGTACTTTAGTTTCTTGAATACCAATAGGAAATTTACCTGTGCCAAAAATAACATCAACTAATTGTCCATAGGCAGCTAGGACTTTAGTTTTAGTAATTTTAACAAAGATTCGAGATTTTTCTGAATCTCTAAATTTGACTGATTTGTGATAAAGACCTCGATAGTTTTCGTAAGCCTTAAGCCATCTTCTTTCATCTGTATTACGAGCATCTTCTGCTTGATAGAAACGACTTTGAATGATACCGACTAAGTTTTGTTTTTGATTTTGTTCTAAATCTAAGGTTTTACCAGCTTCGCCTTCAACATCATTATATAGATTATTAGCTGTTAAAAATGTATTTTCGTTATCTGCCATTTATTTAGTATCCAAAAGTCGAATCAGAGGGTTGATGCATTTCCTTTTTTAAACCTCTTATTCTTTCTAACGGGCTATCCACTCTGGGACGACTCATTATCATATAACGCAAAGCATCGTATGCGTGGTCAGAGGCATGGGTATCAACATCCTCTGGATTGGTTTTTGATAATGGTATACTTTGTAACTCTCTTATTAAATTAGGGCAAGTATTAAATATCTGCAGTTTTGGTCTACCGTTTTCTCTAACCTTTAGGAACTCATGTATTTGAATTTTTCCTTGAACCCTATTCTTATCTGCTCGTCTTAACTTATGACCAGCTTTAATTAAGGCTTCGCCAACAGTAGGTCCAGTAGTACCAGTTCTAGCCCATGCTGCTGTATCTAACACACCTGAGACCGAAAAAGGGTCTTCAAGTTCCATATTTCCTATTATAGTACCTAATTCTTCTCCTGTCAAGCCTTTGCGGTATAATTCACGGTATATTATTAAGGTACCATCATTGATGTCGATAGCTCCCCACAGGCAGCAGGATTCAGCAGCATAACCATAGTCAACAGCTTTAGTTCTTTCCCAGTGTACTGGTAGTTGAAAAGGAGTAACAATGTGCTTAGTATTATCAAATTCAACAAAGGCTGCACCTTCGGCAACTTCCCAGTTACCTTCGAGTAGTTGTCTTCTTTGAATAGGTGGTAAAGACTTTAGCATCTGTTCATAAACACCATCTTTAGCTAGATAAGGGTTATCTTGTAACTTAGCTGGAATAAACTTACGGGTTAAACCATCATCACCAATAAAAGATTTATTAGACTCATTAGGTTCAATATATCTTTTCTTTACCCAATTAGCACCAGCACCACCGGGGTTAGCTGTACATCTTAGATAA